TGCGCGCCGATACCGAGGCGCCGCAAGGCTGGTATCAAAGCAGCCTGCGCATGTCGGAGAGCTCCGCTAAGCAACTGCATAGCCTGCTAACCCAAGCATTGGCAGCAATTGCGGCAGACGCGCCGCGGCGATAGCGGTAGCGAGATCACGCCGCAACGCCAGCTCCTCGGCGCCGTTGTAGAGGGCAAAAAACTCCAACAGCGGCCCGCGATGCGCTTCGATTTTCCATTGGCGCTCGCGCGGATCGAAAGCAATCGTGACTTTGGCTACGTCAAGCATCGCAGCACCCTAGGTAAGAAAAACCCCGCGCTCGCGCGTGACAGCACGGACGCGGGGGTGAGGCCTTCCGTGCCGCACCGCTCGGCGGCAGGAAGGAGGGGGAGGCGCGCATTCACGGCTCAGGTGGGCTAGCTCAAACCGGTTAGAAGACATCGGGGCGCAGATCGCGCCGCGTGACTTTGCCTTTCGTCAACGTCTCGATCGCGCGGCAGCGCTCAGGCGGAACACGACCGCGTGCGCGCCAATTGGTGATCGCGCTGGGGCTAACATCAATGCGCTTCGCCATCTCGCTGACGCCGCCCAATATTTCGATCGCCACCTCCAATGGAGGCAGAGGGATTGTTGCTTCGAGCATGGCGTCATTATTTTGCACAATATGTGCTTCTGTCAACACCCTATTTGCCATTTGCACAGAGTGTGTATATATTTCACGGCAATCCACTATGAAAACCGACAACAAGCCACCCGCGAAAAAGCCAAAAGAGCCCTTGTGTGTCGCTATCGGCGCCAACATCAAGAGCGCGCGCGAGCATTCGCAACTCTCACGAGAACAGCTTGCTCAAGAGCTAGGGCTGAAGCCGCGGGCGATCGGCATGCAAGAAACTGGGCATCGTTACCCTACGGTTCCTAACGTGTACCGTATGGCCAAGTTGCTGCGCACCCGTGTATACGACCTACTGCCGCTCAGCCTTGGTGACATCGAACCGAAGCGTACGACCGATCTAGTTGATGATTTACCGCGCAAATCTCGAGAACGTGTGCGACGCTTAGCACTGCAAGAAATGGCCATGCACAACAAGCGCCGAGCACCGGTTTCTGAACAACTCGAAGATCATGGCGATCAGGGCGTCAGCTTTCGGCGCAGCGCGGACGCTAGCGCAAAGCACCCCACCGCACGTCACCTTAAGAACAAGAAGTAACCTTCCACTGTCGGGCAGACCTACGAACCTCCAAAAGGAAGTGCTATGTCATCGGTCACAATGTTGCCCATTCACCAGTTCAATACGTTAACGGTCTCCCAGCGCCGCCTCAAAGAACTCGCACTCGGGTTCTACAACCGCGTCCAAGCCGGCACAGTCCGCAGCGCCTACATCTTCGAGATCGACCACGGTGGCGCCAAGTCCGAAACCGCCGAATTCTCAGCGCCCGACAAGAGTATCGCTTACGCGTTACGCGACTACGTGCGCCCGATCCACCACCAGCCCAGCGACTAGCGCCTAAAAAAATTTGCCTTGAACATGCACTTATTGTGCTTGACAGGTGCACACTATGTGCATTATCGTTAGGATACAAGCCAACCAAATAAGGCAGAAGCAAATGACCGCTCTCGAGACTGCGTGGAAAGAAGCGCTAAAAGCGTTTGACCAGGAAATTGGGCAGATCGGCGCTGAAAACGCGTTGATCATTTGGATACATGGCGGCGAAGTCGCCCTCGATATGCAACTGCAAACTATTAAGCAGATCCGCCAGCAGCAACAAGCTCTTGCTTCGAAGGGGCTACGAATGGCGCGCGCGCGCCCCAAGGCGAAGCGCAAGTGACCACCACCCTCATCGTCTGCATCACCGCCGTGCTCGCCTTCTGCGCCGGCATCATCACCGTGCGCCTGATAGACCTCAAGCGCCACCACCGCCAGCAAGCCGCCGCCCTGCGCTCCTGGCACCGCTACACCGATCTGAGGCCAAGATGACACCCGACGAATTCAAAGCGCTGCGCCAAGGCGACGTGGTCGTCAGCCAATTCAACGGCGAGTACTACATCGTGAGCGGGAACTACGGCGATCGCGTAACTGCCGTGATGACGACGGACATAACTAACCCGAGCGAATGGCACCTCGTGCTACGCGCCAGATACGTTCAGCCTGACGACGCTAACGCATGAGCCTCACCTACAACCCCGAAGCCGCCGCCTACCTCGGAGAGCGCCGCGCTATGAACACCATCACCGTCACCGCGCACGGCGCCCCGGGCAGCTTCGTGCGCCGCGTGCAGCACGAGCCGCACATTGCGTTCGAGTTGCTCTGCGAACTCAAGGCGCTTATCACGGTAGCCGCGGACACCGCCGAGCTAATCGGTGAAACTTTCCCGCGCGCGCACGCTAATTTACTCACCCAGGCCGAGCACGCGCGCGCCGTGCTGCGCCGCTGCGATGTTGCCAAACCTCACGAGGATGATGCACGATGAGAATCTACAAAGTCGAAGACGCAGCGAACAAAGTTACCGTGCTAGTGCAGGCGAACTCGCAAGCCGCCGCGCTGCGCACCGTGACGGCGAAGCAATTCTCGGTCGTCGTGCCGAGCGCGCTGGAAGTCGCGCGCATGATTCAGCAGGGCGCGATTCTGTTGGACGGCGCCGGCTCCGGCTCCGGCGGCGTCGGCGACGGCGCCTAATAAGCGCGCACGCGGGCGAGTAACTCCAGTGGGCACCATCGCCAAACTGACCATGCGCGAATACTTGGACACCGCGAGGGTATCCTCCGGCATGTGCCAGACGATCGACGCGCAGTCGCCATTGCATGCCTGGTACGACAGCCCGTGGAATCCCAACCGAGAACGGCGCGAGAGCACGCCGGCCGATATCGGCACCTATGCGCACGCCTGCCTGCTGGAAGGCGGACTAGCCAGCGTGCGCGTGTTCGACCCGGCGGATTTTCCGAATGCAAAGGGCGAGGGCGTTGCCAGCGGCTGGACCAACAAAGCCATCAAGAGCGCACGCGACGAAGCGCGCGCCGCCGGGCAGATCCCGATCCTGCGCGAAGACTTTGACGCCGTCGTGCAGATGGTGAACACCGCGAAAGAGTATCTCGCGTGCAGCGAACTGTCCGGAATTCTGGAAGGCGGCGAGGCCGAAGTGACGATCCTCTTCGAGCAGCGCGACGTTAAGTGCAAGGCGCGTGCCGATTTCGTCTCCGGCAAGACTTGCTTGAGCTACAAGACCACCACCGCCACCGCCAACCCCGGCGTATGGGCGCGCACGCGTCTGCCCTCGCTCGATATCGCCAGCGTGTTCTACGAGCGCGCGGTGGCGGCCGGCTACGGCATCACGGGCGTGAGTTGCATCCATCTAGTCCAAGAGCAATCCCCGCCCTACGCGTGCAGCCTGGTGGCACTCGCCGAAGGCTGGCGCGATCTAGCCGCCGCCAAGCTTGATGCCGCCCTGGCCGCGTGGCGCGCGTGGATGGATGGCGCCGTTGCCACCCCCTACGATGGCCGCGTCGCCTACGCCGAGCCCAAGGCGTGGGACATCACCGAGTTCGAGGAAAGGCAGATGGCGAAGGTATTGGCGCGTGCGGATCTCGGCGAGGATGGTTCATGGGCATGAAGATTGAACTCGACTTAGAAGACATACTGGGCGGCGACGATTCAGGTCAAGAGACTCTGCAAGAGTCGATCCGCCGGCAGGTCATCGATGCGCTTACCAACAGTCTCAAAGAGACAATCCAGCGCGCGATCCGCAACAAGATAGACGAGACCATCGAGACAGAGCTACACGCCCAGCTCGTAGAACGCATGCCCTCGATTATGGACATCATCATGAACGAGCCGTACAAGCCAGTGTCGCGATACGGACAGTCCAGCGAGCCAACAACGTTCAAGGCTGAGTTGGTGAAGGAAGTTCACTCGCAGTTGGTCTACAAAAAGACGAGTTCTAGCTACGACAGGAACCTATTCACCAAGGCGGTCGATGACACGGTCGAAGAAAACCTGCGGCAGTTCAAGGCCGATTTCAACAAGAAAGTCGATCAGGATTACACGGCCGCTTGCATGGAGTACGCTCGCCAGAAGCTCATGGACAAGCTGGGAATAAAGTGAGCATCAGCTTCCGCCCAGGCATCCGCGAGCACGTCGGCCTCTGGATCAACGTGATCGGCGGCACCGGCTCGGGCAAAACTTTCTCCGCGATGCGCTTAGCCTCCGGCATCGCCGGTGATAAGCCGTTCGCCGTCATCGACACCGAGAATCGCCGCGCGCTGCACTACGCCGGGCAATTCCGCTTCGATCACGCCGATCTGCGCGCACCATTCCGCCCGGAGGCCTACGCCGAGGCAATCACCGCGGCGAACAAGACCGGCTACCCCGTCATCGTCGTGGACTCGGGTTCACACGTCTGGGCCGGCGACGGCGGCGTACTCGATTGGCAAGAAGAAGAACTCACGCGCATGGCCGGCGACGACTACAAAAAGCGCGAAGCCTGCAAGATGGCCGCGTGGATAAAACCGAAGATGGGGCACAAGCACATGGTGCAGAAGTTCTTGCAGGTCAACGCGCACATCATCCTCTGCCTGCGCGCCGAGCAGAAAATCGAGATGGTGCGAGATGACAAAGGCAAGATGGTGATCCAAGAGAAACATTCGCTGACCGGTCTGCACGGCTGGATCCCGGTGTGCGACAAGAATCTGCCGTTCGAGGCGACCGCGAGTTTCTTGCTCACGGCGGATAAGCCCGGCATCCCGCAACCGATCAAGTTGCAAGAGCAGCACAAGCCCTTTGTGCGTCTGGATGCGCCGCTCGATGAGGATGCCGGCAAGCGTCTGGCGCAGTGGGCGACCGGCGAGGAGAGTGCGCCGAAGAAGGCCAACAAAGCTTTGCCAGCGCTGACGCTAGAGCAAGTCAAGCTCAAAATCAGTGAAGCTACTATGCCAGCGCAGATGGGCGAGGCTGCCGATGCGGCATCAAGGCTGGAGAATTCCGCCGAGAAACTGGTCGCGCGCGACCTCTATGCCACGCGGTTGAAGCAGCTAAAGGAAGCCAAGGCATCCCGTAACCAGGCAGCGCAAGGCTGGACACCCACGCCCGAAGAGCAAGAAGCGATCCGCCAGCGCGAACTCGCCGAAGCGCAGAAGGATGGGGCGCAGTGAAGAACAACGGTCAAGCGGCGTGGAAAGGACACGCAATCGTTATCGGGCCAGACTTCGCAACGCCGTCGCAGTGCAGATGGCCAGAAGCGGTGACGGCATCAGTCGGTATCAAGCCCGGCCTTGACCACCTATGACCGCCCCCTACACCCTCGCCGAGCAAATGAAATGCGTCGATCGCGAGATCGCCATGCGCAGCATCGTCTACCCTGGGCGCGTGCGCGCGGGCAAGATGGCGCAAGCGAAAGCCGACTACGAACTGGCAGTCATGCGCGAAGTGCTGCGCACGTTGCAGCGCTTCGCGCAGGAACAATCACCGATACCGATGAGGACTTACTGATGCTGGAGTACGCTCGCAATGTTGACGGCCCGCCGCGTTGCGAAACGTGCCGATACTGGAGCGAGAGGATCGCGCGCGCATACGGCGGCGGCCCAGTTGAGGCGCTATGTTTGGCACCCGGCGGGGGGTTTAGCAGTCAGTTCACCGGGCAGCGGCACTACTGCGAATCATGGGCCGAGGGCTCGCTCGGCGCCGTTGATTCTCCAGATTGTCCCGTTTATCCACGATGAGGGTGTACTGATGATGCTGCCGCCTTGGATTTGCGCCGACTGCGGCCGCCTGCACGGCAACGCCGATGACGGGCACGTCGCCACGTTTCACCTGCCAGATGTGGGCGATCCTCACGACTGTTGCGGCTGGTGCGGCACGAAAAGCAAAATGCTCACTGAGCCGCGTGACTACAACATTTATGCTCCGCCACCTAAACCGATGAGGACATAAGCCGATGCAACCATTCACCTACGAAGGCCAAGCCACCGTCATGCACATCAACCTGCGCGCCGAAGATCACGGCGAGGAGAAAGTGCCGGCCTTCGACGTGAAGCTCGCCTTCACCACCGACGATCAACTCTGCGAGAACTTCGATCCGGTGCTGAAGGCATTTTTCTACAATGAGCAGGGTTTCATCCGCAACAAAGCGCTGCGCATGCCGCTGAAGCTAGACGAAGAACTCGAAGGCTACGAACTGCGCTTGAACGATATCGCGCTCAAAGAAATGACGCTGTCCAAGTTCGAGGTCGAGCCCGGCGACGGACGCGCGCTGCACATCACCTGCTCGGCGCGCGGGTTGGTGCACGATAGCGAATCCACCGCGCTGCATCCGCTGCTCATGCAGAGCGTGGCGGTCAAGCTCAAACCACAGCAGGAGAGTTTGTTGTGATCATCAGCGAAGAGCACATTGCACTGGCGAAAGTAGAGGTCTTGCAGGCCGCTTTCGGGATTTGCAGTCTCAGCCAGGAAGAACTGCTGGCGCACTTGGAGAAATTCTATTGGGAGGCATTTCGTGCCGGCGTGGATGTGATGAGCAACGCGACGACCGCCTCACTAATGCAAGGGTTTGACAGGACTTCCTGAAGCCATGCCTTCGCTACGCCAACTGACCGCCAAAGCCGACGAGCGCAACGCGCCGGACTTCTTCTGCGCCACCTGCGCGCGGCGCTACGCTAAGGGCTTTCTCGGTCAGCCGAGCAAGGGCAAGCAGCGCGCGGTGTGCAAGTTCTGTCTGCTGAGGCGGCATGATCAGGCTGCTTCCCACAAGTAGCATATTCAGAAATGGGCAGGCGTGAATGAGAGGGCGCGCAGTGACGACCAAAGACGTGAAGTACATCCGCAACGATACGGTAGCCGAACTCACCGCCCAACGCGATGAGTTGTTGGCAGCATGCAAAGACCTGCTGTCTGGATGGATATATATCAGGAAATGCCTCGGAGATTTGTACGGAGTTGGGTGGGCGCGAGCGGAGGAGAAAGCAAACGCCGCAATCGAGAAGGCGACGAAGTGAACGAAGAGCAACCCACGCTACTGCCGTGTCCGTTTTGCGGCGAACAACCGCAGTGGTATCCCATTGGGATTCACGCTTACGCGCAAGTGATATGCACCGATACCTTAGGCGGATGCGGTGCCGAGACGAATTTCCACGCGAGCAACGAGAAAGCCATCGCCGCATGGAATCTGCGCGCGCCCAATCGTGAATATGATCGCCTGTTGGAGGCTACAGGAGTAATAGAGCAGGGCCTTCTTGCTGAGATCACGCGCCTGCGCGAGCAACGGACGAAGCTCATCACGTGTGTTCAGGAGCTACAAATTCACGCGCGGATATCGGAGGCACACGACGCCGCAGATGAGCTGCTCGCAGAGATTGAGGCCGAGCCATCGCCGCCTGGAACCGCCGCGTGAACGATGTGCAGATCTCGACGCAGCTAGAGATTGCAACCAGAGAGATCACCTACCTGCGCGAGCAACGGGCGAAATTGGCGAAGCATTTAGCCCACTGGCTGCCATCGCACTCGTATGGCGGAGCCCACTGGGATGACTGGAGAGCAGCGACCGCGCTGATCGTAGAGATCGAGGCCGAGGAAAATCAGTGAACGAGCAAAGCAAACTTGCCGATCAATTTCATTGGCTGATTAAAACGCTCCTAGATTTCTATTCGGAGCCAGAAGTCATCCAATGGCTAGAGTCACCGCAACAACCGCTCAACGGCGAAAGCGCGCTGAGTCTCATCAAGCAGGGGCGCATCGATGAGGTCATCGCAACGGTTGGACAGTTGGCGGACGGGGTGTATCTATGAAAATTCCCACCGCATTCAAACATCGCATTACGCCGCAGAGTACCGAACTAGGAGAACGTCTCGCCAGGTTGGCTGAGCCCTCCATTGCACGTTTGGTGGCTGAAGGTGAGCCGGATGAGCGCTGCCCAACGTGCGCCTACCGCGCGGGCACGATCCCGAACAGATGCGCAGACACAATCATGGACGCAATGAAGTGCTCGTTTGAAGGGCTGCCATTCTTGTGCCATCACCATCGCGACGCCAATGGCAAAGCACACGTCCCTTGTCATGGATGGTACGCGTCGAGGGTTGGCAGAGCGGGCAAAGAGGACATCAAAGCGTTCTGGCCGCTTTCGGATAAGTACACGGAGGCGAAGTGATGAAGGATGACGCACAGACAACATGCCAACGACCATTGACTTAGACGGCGCGGCGAAGATACTGTTTTGCAGCGCGGAGCAAGTACGCGAGATGGCGCACGCTGGTGAGATCCCGGGCGCCAAGGTCGGCCGCGCGTGGGTGTTCGTTGACGAGGATCTCATCGACTACATCAGGAAAAACTACAACAAACAGGAGTACACCGCATGCCTATCTACAAACAACCGCGCTCCGAGCATTGGTACGTTAGAGTCAAGATCGGCGGCAAAACGGTTAGAAGATCGGCTCAAACAACCGACCGCAAGAAAGCCCTAGCATTCGAGGCGCGCGTTCGTGAAGAGCTTTACCACGTCGTCAAACTTGGCCACCAACCTTCGCGTACCTGGGATCAGGCCGCTAATCGCCACCTGGACGAAAAAGAGGGCCGGCCGAGCTTGATTGACGACATCAGTTATCTAAAATGGCTGCAACCGCATCTGAGCGGACTTGCGCTAGCCCACATCGACAAAAGCAAGCTTGACGAGATCATCGCCGTCAAGAAGGCCGAGGGCGTCAAGCCGCGCACCGTCAACGCGGTGATCAACTTAATCCGCGTGATTCTGCGTAAAGCCAAATTCGAATGGGATTGGCTCGCCGGCAGCGATCTGCCGAAGTTCAAAGCGCTGGAAGAGCCCAAGCGACGCGTGCGCTTTCTCTCGCACGAAGAAGCGCAGCGACTACTCGCCGAGCTGCCCGATCACTTACGCCCTGTGGTGATATTTAGCCTTGAGACCGGCCTGCGCCTGAGTAATGTAACCGGCCTGCGTTGGAGCGAAGTTGATCTCGCGCGGCGCAGCGCATGGGTGTACGCGGACGAGATCAAAAACCGCAAGAAAGCGTTGACCGTTCCGTTGTCCAACACGGCAGTGGTGGCGATTCGCGAGCAAATCGGCAAGCACACGGAATTCGTCTTCACCTACAACGGCGAGCCGATGCGCTACATCAACAAGCGCGCGTGGCGTAAGGCGTTAAAGCGCGCCGGCATAGAGAACTTCCGCTGGCACGACCTGCGCCACACCTGGGCAAGCTGGCACATCCAGGACGGCACGCCGATCCCGATCCTGCAAGAACTCGGCGGCTGGGAAGACGTCGCGATGGTACGCAAGTACGCCCATCTGGGTGACGAGCACTTGGCCCAGTACGTCAATCGGCGCAACAAACTACGCGTGGTCGGCGTCGAGAGCCCCGGGAATGAAAACGATCGTTCGGGGCATACTGGGGGCATACCTACTTTTGCCGTCGTCAAAAAAGATGCTTAAGTCTTTGTTTCTTTGGTCGGGGCGAGAGGATTTGAACCTCCGACCCCCTGCTCCCAAATCATCAGGACGCAGTGTAGCACCAAACAAATCAATGAGTTATATTTTTGGAAACCAGCTAAAACCAACACATTTGATACTGTCGGGGCATACTGAGGGCATACATGCCTGCGCACTTCGGACATAGTTGTCTTGCAACTCGGCAACGATGCCCGTTAGAAACCGCCGGCTCACCCCGTCAACGCATTTGCCGCCACGGCGCCCGCGCTGGTATGGTTGTCTTTTGGAACCCAAGCCTGGTGTGCTAGAGTCAGAAATCCAATGGCTAAACAAACCGACAAGGCGAGCGCGTTCGTAGGCGGCGTGCTGCGCGGCATCGCAGCGCCCCTGGATACCTTCAAGGTGAACAGCTACCCCTACCCGCACGCTTCGGATCGTGACGCTATCCAGAGGGATTTGCAGCGCGTTGGCGAAGACTTCAAAACGGTCATAGCCAACGCTGATGCCGAAGCCGCCGACTAAGGATCCCCGCCGCCTGCGCATGAAACGTAAGTCCTGGGCTTGGACGCCACCCAAGCCGCCGCCAGCTCGGCCCGCTCAGGCAACAGTGCCCTATATGGTTTCTGAACCGCCTCAAGCGACCATCTTCCGCTTCCGCTACAAACAACAGGGCGGCCATACGCACGTCAGGGTGTTCGCCGGCAAGAGCGTCTCGTCTCTCGGTATGTGCGGCGAATTGGTGATGCGCAACGAAGAGTGGGCGGCTCTTATGAAGAATATTGAACAGACATCGCCACAACGCGTCGAGTTGATAGAGGGCGAAAACCGTTATTCTGTTGTACCGGCCGATATCATCGAATGCGTGCAGGAAGTCGATCCATGAACATGACATAAAAAACCCCGCCACTTCGCGGGGCCGAAACAGCACGGCAGGACTGTCCAGGTGCAACCGTGCCCTCTACTTAGCCTCGCTTGCGCAAGCAATGCCGCAGGCACGCCACGGCAAACTCAACATTCTCAAATTCGATGCGCCGCGCCTCGGGCGACTGATTAATCCGGTTAAGCCATGCGATCGCGTTTTCCTCGCGCTGATGGGCGAGTGCATCACGTAGGCTCTGGGTTTGCTTCGGTGCGTTGTTCATCGTCTTCTCGTGCCTTTCTTCGTTTGATTATCCGCAGGCTGGGGTGTCGATCCGTCTTCAGCAGGAATAACTCCCACACCGCCGCTGCCATCGTGTTCTTGCCCAGTTCCCAGTTCTGCCACGTTCTGTAGCTGGGGGCATACACCAGCTCAGCCGCTTCTCGTTGACCTAACTCGCCGCGTGCTGCCTTAATCTGATCCGCCGTCGGTATGTCCATCTTTTGGCTTCCGCCGTTTACACCGACTAAGTGTAACACGCTTTGTCTATTGATACACCGACGTAGTGTAGATTGCAAGGAATAAATACACTGACGTGGTGTATAACTAGGCTTGCATTCGGCGTTGGACAGGGCTACCATGTACTCATCACCCGCGCACCACGCGCGAACCGGCTCCTCGCGGTAATCAGAGGTTAAGGAGATAGCAATGTCAGAAACCGAAGTTCTCGAATTCCTCAAAGCGATGCAGGCGCAGTTAAACGGCAGGCTCGACGGCATCGATTCGCGTCTGGCGAAGCTGGAAAGCCGCTTAGCCAGCCTGGAGATTGATTTCCGTGGCCTGACGCAGATCGTGGTGGGTGCCGTCGGTACGCTCAACGTGCTGGCCGATCGCGTCACAGAGCTTGAAAAAGCCGTGCACGCCTGATGAGCGGCGGCCACGCCAAGCGCCTGACGGTACGCCTGGGGGCTGCGTGGCGGCCCTTTACGCCCGCGCTGCCGGGCTGGGAGATGCTGGGCACTGTTACTCGCGGCGAGGCCGACGTAGGGGCGCTGGCGCGCTCGCCAATCGGGGTTTACTGCCAGGTGAACGCCGGGGTGTGCCGCTCGCTCGATCAGCGCAAGCTCAGCGCGGCCCTCGCCAGAGAAGCGCTGAGCGAAACCGCCTAAGCCGCGCGCCTGCGCTTCGGCAGCACCGTAACCGGCTTGCGCTTTTCCGCTTCCTTGCGCAGATGATGCTGCGAGCGCACTTTCTGGTTCACCACCGAAAACGTGTCGCCCGCTTCCATTCGCCACAACGCTACGCGCTCGCCGGGTAGCACAAAGGTAGCC